CTTTACAAATTCTTAATTGCTAACTATTGTTAAACTATTCGTTATTAAAATCATCATCAATCAAATCAATGACCCCTGCCCTCCCCCCTCCCTTTGAAAATTTAATTAAGCATCTCTTTCAAACTGCGACCCATTTTTTAACTCATCCATTTTCGAACTCATCCATTTTCAAACTCACTCACATAATTTCAAACTCACTCATTTTCAGACTCACTCATTTTCAGACTCACATAATTTCAAACTCACACTTCATTTAATTTCAAACTCACTCATATAATTTCAGACTTTAGAATTATGAAAGTTTCAGACGCAATTTTCAAACTTCATTTGTGTCTGCACTGCACTGCGCAGTCATATCTTGTGTTTTGTTATATTGACAAATCTAAATATTGTGGTATAATATAGTGCAGCAAAAAGCAAGTGGCAAATAGCAAAATTTGCAAAACAAATATTTACCTTTTTCAAAATGGAGAATTACTCACAAAGCACAATTAATGCTATGCCAAAGAGGATTAATTCGAGGCATAGGGCACTGATGAGAAGGTTGGTTGCGGGCATACCATTAAGTGAAGCGGCAGAGGAATTAGGGTATGATGTGCAGAGAGCATCACTTATTGCAAATAGCCCACTATTTAAAGAGGAGAAGAAGAGAATGGAGGAAGAAATTAAAGGAGAGTTTGTGAAGAGTGAAGGAAGTAAAGTGCAAAGTGACCTTGTGAGAGTGAGGTTGAAGGAAGAAGCGTTGGAATCACTTGAGACATTAGTGAGATTGAGGGATAGGGCGAGTAGTGAGAGAGTGAGACAACTGAGTGCAATTGAGATACTGGATAGAGCAGGAATTAAGGCGAGTGAAAAGATGGAAGCAGAAATTGTGATTGATGCAAGTGAAGGATTAATCAATGCATTAAATAGGGCGATAAAAGAAATGAGGGAAAAAGATGCAACTGACAGTAGATGATAAGAAATTGAAGGCGGCGAGAGAATTGATAATTAAAAACTTTTCCTTGTTCTGTCAATCACTGATGTCGCCAGAATGGTTTGATGAGAAGTTCCATACTGAGTTGTGCAACTTTATGCAGAACTCAAAACCGAAGAAGTTAATTATACTGCCAAGAACTCACCTGAAGACAACAGTCTGTGCAACACTGTATGCACTGTGGCGTGCTACGCAAAATCCCAATATAAGAATATTGCAAGTAAGCAACACAACCCCAAATGCGGAAAAAACAGTGCGTGCGATACGGTCAATTGTAGAAAGTAATAAAGTATATCAAGTGTTGTTTCCAGAATGCGTGCCTAACTTTGGTAAGGTGAGATGGAGTGACCGTTGTGCGTGCCTGAATAGAAAGGAAGATTACCCAGAAGGAACATTTGAGAGTGCAGGTGTTGGTGCTAATATAATCAGACGTCACTTTAATATAATCATCGAAGACGACACCGTTGCACCAAAGAAGGATGACTTAACAGGGGAAGAATGTATGCCAAGCAGGGATGATATTGAACAGGCAATTGGATTTCATCGACTAACAACTCCATTATTGATAAATGAGAATGATGAAGTGATTGTGATTGGCACAAGGTGGGCATCATACGACCACATCAATTGGATACTTGAAAATGAAAAATTTGATGTATATAACAGACCAGCAATTGATGAGAAAGGTATGTCATTGTATCGAAGATTTAGTATTGAAAGATTAGAGGCAATAAGGATGGCAATGGGCACATACCTCTTTTCTTCACTTTACTTAAATCAACCACTGGCAAAGGAACAGATGGTATTTAATCCAGATTGGATTAGATATTATGAGGAGAATGAATTGCCAAATGAAGGAAATGGTGTGGTGACACATGACCCAGCTGACCCACCTACCAATCGTAAGTCTCAGGACTACAGTGCAATTGTGAGTTGTAAGCATACCAACAAAGGTGTGTTTGTGCGTAGATATATGAGAGACAGAGTTAGTGACAGACAAGCAATTGACACAGCGATTGATTATGCTGTGCAGGATGGAGCATTAAAAATAAGGGTAGAGATTGATAGATATGCACATCTGCAATTTGCATACAGAGAAAGAATGAGGCAAAGGAATGTATATTTCATTCTGGAAGCAGTGAAAACGCATGGCAAGCAAAAAGAGGGAAGAATTAGACAGAGACTTCAGCCAATGTTTGAAAATGGAGTAATATTTCTGAAGAGAGGAATGAAGGAGCTGGAGAATGAGTTATATCAGTTTCCAAATGGAGCACACGATGACCTAATTGATGCGTTAGCATGGCAGATTGAAGGAGTTCATCCCACAGAGTTCAAACCACCTCAAGTAACCATAAGGCGACGACTACCAACGTTTGAAGAGATGTTGCAGACACTCTACAGTAGACAGAGTAGAAGCAAATATCCGTTTGATGTACAATTAGGAAATGAGTTGTTAACTAAACCATATTAGTATTTTCAATAATTGAAAATACCAAAATGTGAGGTGAGACATGCCTATAGAAGCGAGAGGAGCAAAGGCCTGCAGAGAGTATACATTACTTGATGCAAAAACAAGTACAACAAGTGGGGAATGGGCGGATGTGAGTGGCTGGAGGCGTGCTACTGTTCACATTACAGGTATTGTTACTGCAACCTGTCAAATTCGTGGATGTGCAACGCCCACAAAACCTTTAGATAGTGAAGACCACATTCAAATAGGTAGTGACATCACATCTGACACACTTTATGAGATTACAGCAAAATTAAAGTGGTTGAAGGTAAAGATTAGCGCTTACACAAGTGGAACAATTTCTGCATACGCAATTGGAGACCAGTTTGTAAGCGGCATTTAACACAAAAGGAGGTAAACTATGCCAGAATTAACATCAAAAGAAAACGTTTCGTTGTTAGATGTAAGAGAGATTCACACAATCAGAGTAGTGGAGCACATCAAAGACATAATTGTTCCCAACTTCATTCAGAAGGATGTGGAAGTGCCAAAGTATAGGGAAGTAGAAATCGACAGACCAGTCATCGTAGAGAAGCGAGTAACTGTAGAGAAAATACAAATGGAGGATATAACAAAGGCTGTAGCTGAGGCAGCGATTGAGCAAGTCAAACAACTCATCTCATCCATACAACTAAAAGTGATTGGTGACGGAACAATAAAAATAGAAGTAAAGTAAGATGGCAACAGATAAAATATCAGGGGAAAAATTTCGTCTGGTTAGCGGGGATGTTCCAGGTGCTATCCAACTTGCAAGAGAGGATGGAAATTTAGCAAAAGCTTTAGGTTTGTCTGGAGCTGGTACAGATACAACTTTTACTCTTACTCTTGCCAACACTGCTTATGCAATACCTGAAAGTCCGCCTTCAGACTATTACACTTTAATAATCTGCAACGTTTCTGATACGGATGTTTATTTTAGGTTTACTTCAGGCACAACTGGGGGAATAAAGATTGCTACAGGAATAGTCTTATCCATAGATTTAGGAGCAAATCAACAAGTATATGTCTATTGTGGTAGTGCGGGAAAAGTAATTAACTTATCCCATAAGATTGTATAACACAGGATAAAAATAAATGAAAGAGCCAAAAATAATCTTAAAGGTTGAGGAAAAAAGAAAATGGAATGAACAACTGAGAGGTTTGATTTCTGCTACACACGAAGCAATCCTTAAAGATTACAAGAATGATTTTGACAGGGGAACGGTCGAATACAACTTTCAGTCCAAAAATTACTCTTTCCACAAAGTTGTGATTCCAAATGGCACAATTATAAAAGAAGCAAATTTTACGCAAAAAGAACCTCATACAGATTGCATTGCAGGGAAAAATTTGACTTTTATAGAATGTAATTTAGTCAATGTTGAATTAGACCCAACTTGGACAGTTATAGACTGCAACACTGCTCAGATAAGAAGGGTTCCAATTGCTCCTACAAATAAGATTAGAAGGGATACTTTTAAACTGCCAGATTGGTTTCACATCGGGGAGTAGCAAAAGGTGTAGATGAGATAATTGAGGAGGTTTGATGGCATTACGAGGAGACACAGTTTGGGAGGTTCGAACTACTGGAAGCCAAAATAACGGAGGAGGGTTTTCTTCTTTCTGGGGTGGAACAGATTACTCTCAGCAGGATTCTGCTCAATTAGCCCCAACTGATTTAGCTATGATTTATCCAGCGGTTACCTTCGTAGGAGTTGGATTAAATGATTTAACTCTAAAGGGTGTTCATACAGCAGATGCCGTTAATTACAAAGTAGAAATAGATGGAGTAGGAACTCCAGACACTTTTAAATGGTCGGATAGTGGAGGAGCTACTTGGAATGCAACTTTAGTGGCAATAACAGGGAGTGACCAACCTTTGAATAACGGGGTAGTTATAATCTTTGGGGCAACAACAGGACATACTTTAGGAGATTATTGGACTTGGACTACAACTTTAAATTTAACTTCTGCAACAGGTGGATTCATTTCGGGTTTGGTAGGCAATAATATCAAAATTACTGCGGGAACTAACTTTATTGTTGGGTATTATCAGATAACTACATATGTAGATACTAATACAATAAAAATAGATAGGACTGCAGCAAACTTAGCCAATGCATCAGCAGGAACTGGATATATTGGAGGAGCAGCAAACCACCCACAAACAGTTGCTCCCCCAGTTGTAGCAGGCAATAGAATTTGGATTAAAAACGGAACTTACACTCGCTTAGGAGCTAATACTTTTGTTTTGAGGCCAGTTGTAGGAGGCACTTCGGCTGCTCCAATCTGTTGGGAAGGTTATAATGTTACTCGAGGAGATAAACCAACTGATGATACAAGGCCTCTTCTTGATGCAGCAAGTGTTGCTACCTATGGTATATCTATATCGGCAAGCCACAATATTTTTGCTTATCTTAGGATTGCAAGAGCTACTCAAACTGGAGTATATTTTGCTGTCGCAGGTCTGGCGATTTTGTATTTCTGTAAATCTTCAAATAATGGATATTGGGGGTTTGATAGAGGTACTACCAATGATTATGCTCTTTTTCAATGTCAAGCTAACAATAACAGCAGAGGTGGCTTTAGTATTCTTTCAACTGGAATAGCTCTTGCTGTAGGTTGTCATGCGCATGACAATACCTGGGGTGGATTTGTAATAACGAGAGCCGAGGGAAGGAACTTCGTTTATAACAATATTTCTCGTTCAAATGGGGGTGGTGGTTTCGCTTTTGGGGGAACAAGTTTAGGGGGAATTGTTAATAACATTGCATTTAATAACACAGGCTCAACTTCCGATGGTTTTAGAAGTGATGCTGGAGGACTTGGTTATGCTTGGTTCAATAATATCGCTGTGAATAATGGAAGATTTGGTTTCAATTATGTGACTAAACAGCCATTTTTATTATTTGATTATAACTGCTACTTTGGTAACGTAGGCGGTAACTTGAACAACATTGATGCAGGTTTAAATGATGTAGAAGCAGACCCTCTTTTCACTGATGCAGCAAACGCAAACTTCACTCTTCAATCAACAAGTCCTTGCTTAGGAAAAGGATTTCCTCAAACTTTTAATAGTGGTGTGATTGGCGATTACCAATGGAACATTGGTCCTGACCAAGATGATAATGTGGTAGCAGGAGTAGCAGTAATAAAACATATTTCATTATCAAAGTATATAAAATTTTAAGATTAAATGAAGGGAGTTAAAAATGCCACTCAAAAGAGGAACAAGTAGAGAAGTGATTAGTGCAAACATCAGTGAGTTAGTACGTGCTGGCTATCCACGTAAACAGGCAGTTGCAATTGCGTTGAAGCAAGCAAGAAAAGGAAGAAGTCGGGTAGCAGATGCAATCGAAAGGAGAGGAAAATAATGGGCGGCAGAATAATGGGTGAAAAGTTGTTGAGATGGAGAGAAAGACAGAGACCAGGTGCAATTATGCGTCCAGCAACATTTGAAAGAATTGTGCGGCAGATAATGAGAAGATATGGGTTTGGTAGAGAAAGAGCAGAGAAAATTGCGGGAGCTGCTTACTGGCAAACAGTAAGAGCAAAATATAGAGAACGTAGAAGAGGCTCACCAGTCGCACGAGCAATCAGGGATAGGAGTAAGTAATGCCAGAACAAATAAGTGACAAATTGAAGCAATGGCAAGATGCCATTGACCTTGGCGTGTTGTATAAAAAGCGTTATGGGAACAGCGATGATTGGGAAACCTATCGCAGATACTACCGAGGTAACTTCCCAGGTTACTCAACTGCTGGTAAAGTTCTGCCATACAACCTGACATACGCAATGGCACGCACCCTCATCCCAAACATCTACTTCCGCAACCCATACATCAACATCACACCAAGGCACAAGATGGGTTCACCAATTAGATTAGACATCCACGCAAAAATTGTTGAGAGCATAGACAACTGGCTGATGCAAGAGATGAGTATGAAGAAAGAAATGAAAACAGCACTGCTGGATTGCTTCTTCACAAACAGAGGAATATGGAAGATAGGTTATGACAGTATGTATGGATTTGCAGCAGAACACACAATGGATGAGATAGGGATGGAAGATACAACACCCACTCAATACAGCAGAAAAGGAGAAGCAGTTGAATACAACATAAATGTAAAACCAGGCATGCCTTGGGTTCTCCGCATTGACCCCGATGACATAATCGTTCCATTCGGCACTCGCACCCTGGATGAATGCCCTTGGATATGTCATCGGGTCATGCGACCACTCGAAGATGTGAAGGCAGACACAAAATATAAGAACACCAGAGACTTGAGTGGCACACACTTAGAGCAAATATACAAAGATAGCAAAAGGGCTGACTTCTACCGACAAATGACCAGCATCTGCGACTGGGTAGAAATATTTGAAGTGAGGGATAGAAAAAGAAAAGAAATATTTGCATTCGTATATGGATATGGTTACATAAGAGAGCCAGAGGAAGATATCCTTCAAATTGAAGGACTACCCTATGTGGATATTGCATTCAACGAAGACTGCCAATTCTACTGGGGTGCAAGTGACTGTGCAATCATCGAACCACAGCAACTGGAAGTGAATGAAGCACGCACGCAAGCAATGTTGCACAGGAGAGTAGCATTGGTGAAAATGTTGGTAGACACAGGCGTAATAGATGACGCTGAAATACAGAAAATGATAAGTGAAAATGTTATGCCAGTTGTGAAGGTGAAAGGTAATCCTAATGCAGCAGTTGCACTACTACAACCACACATCCCAGCAGACCTCTCAATCTGGGTGGAGCAAATAAGGAGTGATGTGCGTGAATTGATAGGAATGAGCAGACAGGCATTAGGTGAAATACCTGCTGGACGGAGAACAGCAAGGGAAGTTGACATTGCAACACTGGCGAAAGAAATAAGATTGGATGAAAGAAGAGATATGTTGGCTGATGCACTCACAGAAATTGTGCGAAAAGTAAATCAAATCATCTTTGAACGATGGGATGACAGACATGTTGTGCAAGTGGTAGGATATGATGCCGCACGCTACTGGGTCGAATACACAAAGGAGGCAATTACGGGTGAATACAATGTACGGGTAGATGTGGAAAGTATGACACCAACAACAAAAGCAATGAAGAAGAGGGAAATTGTTGAATTGATTGGTGCATTGAGTAGATACCCACGTGCAAACATCGACTACCTGATGCGTATGTTGCTGAGAGAATTTGACTACATCGACGTAATGACGTTATTACCTGAAGCACCAGAAGCACCAATAGGACAACCAATGCTGGCGGAGCAATTTGTGCGACAGCAACAAGGATTGCTGGCATCACCAGAAATACTTGGGGCAAGGACAAGAAGAACACAACAATTAGTAGGAGCAGGAATGTAATGAAAGGAGAGAGTTGTGAACAGTGCGGATGGTGGAAAAAGATATGCAAATGTGGGGAAGACACATCACCAAAGCCGATGTTTTTTACCCCCTGGACATACGAAGACCTTGATGTCTATCCCATCCACATCACCAGCAAAAGACAACTCAAAGAAGAGTGCAAAAAGAGAAACCTCATCGCAGTCAGGCTTCTCTAATATTTGGTGGTGTGAAAGAGAACTTGCAGAAAAATATAAAAAGAGGCGTGGATTTAGAGCGCCCTGTATGTAGGAGAAATAAATGCCAAGATTAGATATTGCTGGTCCATACGACATAATCCTTGATGCTCTCTTCAGAGAAGCAAAGAGAAGAAAAATACCTATTGGGCGAATTTTAGAAGAGTTAAACAAAGTAGGCATTGAATTACGTCCTCCAAAACCTTACTTAGCTCAATTACTTTTCGGAGAAGCAGGTGATATTCGTTTGGAAGCTGACCCGTTTAGACAATATATAGGCTTGAGAGGGAGTTTTAGATGGTAAAAAAGGAGGTGAAGTATGGGAGAGGCGAGCACTTCAGTAGCAGGCGACAAAGATTGGAAAGCAACAATCACCATTACCCTCTACAACAACAAACCGCCGACTGCAATATTTGATGGTGATGTAAAAGGGGCAGATGTTTCTGTAGCGTGGAGAGGAATGATGAAGGAGTATAGAAAGTGGAAACATTCACAAATGTCTGAAAAAGACAGAAAACTAAAAATAGGCGAAGGAGGTAAAACATGAACGGCGAAGATATCAAAAAGGAAGGCGATACAGAACCAGTAGGCGAAAACCTGGAAACACTGAAATCGCAATTAAATGCGATGAAAGGCGAGATGGAACAACTAAAGGCTGCGAAAGCTGATTTAGAGAAAAAACTGGATGATGCTGACAAAGAACTTCTCAGCCCTGACTATCTTGAGTTCATTGAGGGAAGGAGAGGTGCAGGTGCACCAGCGCCAGCAGCAGAGAAGGAAATAAACTTTGATGAAATGACACCTGCACAAATTGCACAGTATTTTGAAAGCAAGTATAAGGGTGACTTGGAGAAAGCAGGGAAGGCTGTCACAGACAGAATGGACGCAATTGAGGATGGGATTGGAAGACTTGCTGCTCAAATTGACCTCACCCTCACATCTATGAAATATAAAGATTTAGGTGAGGCACTCGAGACACCGATTAAAGAACGAACTGAAGAGCAGAAAGCACTTGTTGACAAAATCTACAACATAGCAATAGAAAATCCAACCTGGCCAACTGAAAAGTGCTACAAAGTCGCAAAGATGGAAATAAAAGAAGAGGCAGAGGCAAGGGAAGCTGCGAAGAGGGAGAAGGCTGAGAAGGAGCGAAAAACGCTGACTGAAAAGCCTGGTGCTGTAGAAGCACTATTGCAAGGTAAGCAACTAAGCAAAGAAGAGGCAGCAGAAAAGGCGTGGAGAGCATCATTTGGTAATAAGCAGTCTGTGGATTAGTGGAAGAAAGAGAGGTGAGAAATGGCACTTTCGTATGTTGAGCAGTTGGATACTCTCGCAAAGTGTAAGGGAGCATCTGGAGAAATGATGAGACGAATAGAGTTGCTTTCGGATGCGGAAAGAGCCTATCTCGCTGGTATTTTTGATGGAGAAGGTTGTGTTGTCCTCTACAAAGACAAGATGTGTGAGGTTAGCAAAAGGGGTTATCCCATTTTTCGCTGCTACTTATTTATTGCCAACACATCTTTAGAGTTAATCCTGCATCTTTACAAAATGACTGGTATTGGGACGCCAAGAGACAGAAAGACAAGCGGCAAAAGGAGACCGTTGTTTGATTGGCGTGTGGGAGGAACTCAAGACATTTTAGACCTGATAGAAGCAATGCATCCCTTTTCCATAGTCAAGAAAAGACAGTTGGAGATAGTTTATGAAGTTGTGTCTACATTTAAGAGAAACAATTTCGTAACAGCTGAAGTGAACGCACGGAGAGAGCGACTATTTAAAGAGTTACAGTCCATCCTGCATCCAGATGAAAAATTGGGTGAATTCGGTGAACATCCAAAAATGGACGATACCGAGCCAAGCTCCAGAAGTGGAGAAGGTGTGGAGGTCAGTCCTGAAATAATGGACATAAGTGCCCAACCGAATGAAGCGGATGAGATGACCCGAGCTACACAGCAATGTGTAGAACTACAGGGGAGATACCTGTAGGATAACAAAACTGGTACACGACTACCTTTCAGTTGCGTCGAAGACAAATAATCGATCAAATTTTTACAGCAACACCATTATGGTATTTGCTGACAAAGAAAGGCAAACGCACAACTGAAGCTGGTGGTAGGTGGATAGAAATTCCTCTGCAATATGCACGCAATGAGACTGTGCAGTTCTTTGGAAAGGGCGATGCAATCTCAATTGCAGACACTCAACCTCTCACAGTAGCAAGGTGGGATTGGAAATACCTTGCAGGCAGCATCGTTAGATACTTTGTAGATGACCAGAAGAATAGGGGTCAGGCAGCAGTCATCAATATGATGAATGCGAAGATTGATAACTTACAAAGTAGTTTAATTGATAAGTTAGAAAATTCGCTATTCGGAGATGGAACTGCTGATGCTGGAAAAGCAATTGATGGATTTGGTAACATAATTGCTGAAGTTCCTACTTCTGGGACAGTTGCAGGAATTGACCGTGCAACTTATGTTTGGTGGAGAAATAATGCCACCAATATGACTGGTCTTAGTGCATCTGTCAATCTACGTAAGTATATGTCGACTATGTTTAACGATTGCGGAAGGCAAGGTGAAGGTGTAACACGCTTCCCAGATTTGATTGTTACCTCACAGACCACCTATGAATACTATGAGAGTGAGTGCCTTGAGATTGCTCAAATCCGCATTGGCGATAGGACATTAGCTGACCTTGGTTTTGGAGATTTAGCATACAAGGGAAGACCAATGACTTGGTCACCTGCACTTACTGCAAATAGTATGTATTTTGTGAATACTGCATTTTTGCAATGGGTTGCAGACCCTATTGCTAATTTCGATATGACCGAGTGGAAGCCAATAATAGACCAGCCGAATGACAGAGTTGCACAGGTAGTTACAGTAGGCAATTTGGTGTGCAGTAATTGCAAGAGGCAAGGCGTGTTGTTCAATATTGACACTCCATAATAATATGGGGTGTTAGTGGCACGGCACTTAACTGAACTTTACACTCCGTGCGGTGTAAAGGATACAGAAGGAGGAAATTGAAATGGCAGACCCAAGAACAACAGTATGGGGTAAACAAGTCGGGCCAACAGTTGTCGGTCAAGACATTTATGAGGAAAGTAGCACGCCAAAATGTAGAATTGGTTTACTACTGCAGCTTGGTGACCGTTTCTTTCGCTATGCAAAGAATGGAGCTGTTGCATTAGCAAAAGGGAAGATGACACAAGGAGCAGTAGCAATTGCAAACCACAGGAATATAGTAGTTGCAGCTGCTGCACCTGCTGCTACAACAACAGTAACTGTCACTTTAGGTGCAACTGCAGTGGTAGCAAACCAATATGCAGATGGTTACTTGCACGTAAATAATGAAGCTGGAGAAGGCGTGACATATAGAATTAAGTCACACCCAGCTGCAGCTGCAAGTGCAAACCTCGTAGTTACACTATATGATGCACTTGAGACTGCACTTACAACAACAAGCAGAGTGACGTTGACAAAGGGCAAGTATGATAGTGTGGTAATTGCACCAGCCGCTGGTTTAACAAGTGCAGCAACGGGAGTTCCTCTCATTAATGTCGCCGCAGGCAACTTCTTCTGGATGCAGACAAAAGGCCCTGCAGCTGTTCTTACACAAGGAACAATTGTGATTGGGCAGAATGTTGGATTAGGTGGCACAGTTGATGGTGCTTGTGGCCCAGTAGGTGCAGTGACAACTGACGTCTGGGGTCGTGTTCTTCAAGTCAATGCAAGCACTGACTATAGCTTAATTGACCTATCACTTGAATAACACACTCAATGTGGGGTGCGCATACATTATCACGCACAACTTAACTTAGGTAAACGGCAAGTATCGGCACTAAGGAGGTGAAAAAAGATGGCATTAACAGTTACACTCGACACACCTCACGCAGAGAGGATTAGTCGCAACTTGGGCATACTGATAGGAACAATTACCTTTGACAGTAGCTACCCAACTGGCGGTGAGCCACTCACACCAGCTATAACAGGTCAATTTATGACTCTACTTCGTATGACATTTGACCAAAGAGGTGGTTACCTTTTCGAGTTTGATAGGGCAAACAAGAAAGTAAAAGTCCTACACCCAAGAGCAGCAATTGCAAGCACTCTTGCAGTTTCTACCCCAGCGCTTGCCCACGAAGCAGGTGCAACAACAGTTACATCTACCGCTGCAACAATGCCCAGCCACGCAGCAGCATCTTGCACCATTTCTGGAGTGGCTGGTGTGGCAGCAGGTGCGGGTGCAGAAGTTCCCAATGGGACTAACTTAAGTGCGCTGACAGGTGTGAGTTTCATAGCAGTAGGGTTAATTTAATATGCCTGCAAACAAAGAGTATATTGCAGTGCTTGAGCACTATGGGAGGATGACAGGTGATTATGCACAGCTGGAACCTGTCGTCCTCCGTGACTTACAAGAAAATAAAGGTTTATTCAAAGATGTGAAATGGTCTGATGTAGTGCCAGGCACTCAACTTTATGATGATATTGTTGATGCATACTGGGAAAGATTAGGCGACTTTGGGATTCCCGATGATGACTTTACTCGTGCTTTATGGTGGTTAACACCTGGTAGATATGCAAGGACAGGTGGGGACATAGAAAAGATTGAGAGTAAGAGGATAAGAGAAATAATGAGAGGACGAGAGAAAAGGTTGCGTGAACACATCAACAAAACTGAAGGGACAGCAGGAGCAATTTTTGAGAGGATGAGATGAAGAAACGTCGCAATCTACGCCTGATGATACACTCATTAGATTATTTAGATAGAGGGCTGCAATTGTTGAGACAAGCAATAAAAAGGGAAATGAGTGCAAGGAGGAAAGATGACAAGGTCAGAGATAAGAACAGAAGTAAGAAGTAACATAAAGAGGACAACTGATGGCGTCCCTGATAGTAGAATAAACACTTGGATAAATTGGGGACAGGCGTTGATTGCTGATTGGCACACATACGAAGAGATGAGAAAGAACTACACAGCTGCAACAGTAAGTGCACAAAAAAGGTATGGTTTCCCCACACGGATGAAGGACGTTTACTCACTCACCTTGCAAGATGGTGCATCTTCCAGAAAGTTGATATATGTGCATCCTCGTGAGTTCGACCAGAAAGTGCCCCGTCCAGAGCAAACAACCAAAGGACGTTCTGCATTCTACGTAGACTATGGCGTGAACTTTGAGTTGTATCGCATACCAGACAAAGCATACACTCTCAACTTGCGATGTTCTGTCTACCCAGCTGACCTTACTGCTGACAGCAGTGAAAGTACATTACTTAGGAAAGACCAATTGATTGTTGCATGTGCAACAATGTTTGGTTTTCTCTCCTTACGTGAGATAGAAGATGCAACATACTGGAAGAATGAAGTGGTGGCGCCGTTGTATTTGGCAAGTGTGGCAAGTGACCACAGCGCAGAAGATTGGGTACCGATTGCAAGAGGGTATGACACGAGAGTTGAAAGAGTAGGTGAATATTGGAGTAATCCTTTAGTAAAGGCGATGCCGTAATTTTTCGTATGTTCAATATAAAATGAATTGGGAAGAACAAACACCAAACACAACAAATTGGGTTGAGGTAGGACCTGAAGTAACGAGTCACACAGAAATAACACCAAATACACAAGTTTGGGATGAGACAATACCAAATATAAAGGTGTGGAATGAAGAGCCGACATTACTTCTTAATAACCAAGAGAATATACTAAATAACACAGAAGAGTGGACAAATGAAGGATTACCAAATTGGAGATAAGAGATGGCATTTGATAAATCACCATTAGGTCAGACAATCAAACATTTAACTGAACGCTTTAATCAACTTATTGATGATTTGCTTTCCACTACGAGTGGGAAAGGTGCATCACAAATTGGCATTGAAGATAACACAAGCAGATACACATCTACGAATGTAGAAGATGGATTGGCAGAAATTGCAGGTTCTGGTAGGACCACAGAGACAGTCAAAGGAAACAAAGACCTGATTGGCGCAAATAAAACCACTTGCGACGATAGAAAAACAGAATTTGATACGCACAAAGCTGGAACTGCAAAAGCACAACACACAGCTGGACTTGGTGCACACGCAGCAGACCACCAACCAGGCGGAACAGATGTTGTTTTAGAGAAAGCCACAGGCACAGATGTCAACACAGGCACAGATAACACTAAATTCACCACTCCAAAAGCAATAGAAGATAGTAGATTATGGAGAAATCTTAGAGATGCAGATAAAGACACAACAGTTGACGTAGAAGAAACTGCTGACGCTGATACCATCGTTGGAAAAGTAGCAGGAGTTGAGGCATTAAGATTTCATACTTCTGGAATTCTGGATTTACCGAAGCAGTCAGGATGTTTAGTTACAAATGGTGTAATTCAGGTTATACCATCTGGAGCTGATACAAAAGTAGTTTTAAATGGTAAAGAGTATGATACTCAAAACGAATTTGATGCAACTACAAACTATAGATGGACAACTACAAAAGTAGGAAAGTATTTAGTTACGCTAAAAGTAAGATTAGAAACTACCGACGGGATGCCTTGGAGACTTTCACTGCATAAAAATAGTGCAGCGCATGTCTATTTTTTCTCAATTCCAGGTGCTACTACAATAGAACATAGTTGTGGTTTCTCAATTCCGCTTCACCTTGGTGCAGGTGATTATCTTGAGATGTATGTTTACCAGACGACAGGGGCTAATAAAAATTTGTATGCGACGCTTTATAATTGCCATTTCTCAGTTACGAAACTATTTTAATAAGAAGGTAAAATGGGAGAATATAGAATTGTATTAACACCAGAAGAAGAAAAAGCATTGCTTACGGATATGATTTCAATTCAGGAGTGGATAGAGAATGCAATCAAAAACAAGGCCCGACAATGTATTGACGAAATCGTTGAGCGAAGTGGGTTGGGTAGTCAATATACACCACTTGAGAAAAAATTGGAAATTATTAAGTCTTTGAAGTTAGAAACTGCTGAAGAAAGAAGTAAAAAATCAACAATTTGAAGTAGGAGGTGAAAAGCAATGTTAGACAAAATCCGACAGGTGTTAGCTGGCAAAAAGACTTATCTCGTTGGTATCGTGACCATCATCGGCGTCTTGATTACTTGGGTAGAGACAGGCGAACTCAACTGGAACTTGTTGATGACCACAATTTTAGCAATGACACTTAGAGCAGGCATTGCAAAAAAGTAATCTTGGGTGCTTTCGTAGTAACCAAAGAACTATTAAGTGGTAGACTGAAAATTGGTTACTGTGAAACACCCGCAGGGACAAAATACTGGGGATTTAAATACTCTTTTAGGTGGTAGATGTCAGAAAATAAGACATGAACAAAGAAAAGGTAAATAATTTTGGTATTCTGTTTCGCTTCATTACTCCCATTTTGATAACTATTATGTTATATATGTTGACGATGATGCAAACAAACATCTCAACATTACAATCAGACATCAAGGAGATAAAAGAGCATTTCGTAAATCATTTAAAGGAACACAAACAAGTAGAAGTGTTGATGGAGAAACGTCTAACAAGAATAGAAACATTGCTAAATGCAATGGACAAAGGAAGGTGACATATGGCAGCAACAAGAGCTTGGGATGAAACTAAACCTGCAGGACCTGATTATGTTAGTGAAGGGGATGATGAAATACGAGCCACGAAGGTTGATATCAGAGAAAGGTTAGCACTTGAGCACATTTGGAATGTCAATGTTACTGATGATGGGTTGCACAAAGATGGTTCGGCAAGAATACAATCAGGCACAGATGCAACCAAACCTGCTTCACCTAAACTAAATCAACTCTATTATGCTACTGACACATATAAGTTGTATCATTGTAAGACTGCAGGGAGCTGGACTGACATAACCGCAGAATTTGCAGGATTTGTTCGACTGAGCGGTGCTCAGACAATCGCAGATGTAAAGACATTTGATTCTATTCCAGTTTTACCTGCTACTAACCCAACAGCGGATAATGAAGCAAGTAGAAAGGCATATGTAGATAGTTATTTTCCAGTGGTTGAAGCAAACATTGGTGCTTCCGTAGTCTCCCAGACAAAACTTAAAACTACAACAGGAGAAGTATCAACGACTATGGATGGTGCAAATGACCGTTTTTGGGGCATTCATCATAGATTATCAGGAGGAACTTATGCGCCACGAGTTGTTCTTTGCAGCGTTGTAGCTACGGTAGGGGAAAACTGTTTAGTTGTAACTTTGACCCTTCCAGGAGGAGAATATGGATTTTACCCAAATGGTTACACCTCAGGAACAAACTCATATTTCAAACAACGTTACATCACCACCTCAGGTAAAGACCATTGGATATTTTTATTGGTAGATAAAGAAACAAACCAAATTATTAGTAGTTATCAAGCATTAGACCACCCTTGTGCTAATCAAAGTAGAACGACTGAATTAGATATACCCCATCCATTTGGGTCGTATAACCCAGAAAAGTATGAAGTAGTAGTTGTAGATAATGACATCCTTGCTCAATTAAAAACGAAATTAAATCGAAGAAACTCTTTATTGTCCCTAATAAATGAGCAATGCTTAATTGATGATACTAAAAGACCAAAGTATGAACCAAGAGAGATAATAAAAATAAATGAGTATCCTTCAGAACCAATTGGTGAAACTATTGCAAGAATTAAAACTCCTCAGTGGGCGAAAATAATGATAAACCAAGATGAAATAACCCTTGAACAAAGAATAGTAGAAAAGTTGCCAGATTATATGTTGTATAAGAAGATAATCTTAAAATAAAATGCCAACAAGACGAAGACAATACCACAAAATATATGCGCCAATCGAAGGTTTGAAGTATGACCTTGCATCAACACTAATCCCTGAAGCAAACACACCTGCTTGCAATGAAGTCGTATTCAGGGAAGGTAAAATAAGCAAGGCAAGGGGCACATCCATTTTTGCACAGACCAACACATACCCGTTGAATGGAACGGTAATGCATTTGGACCAGTTTTACAAAAGTGATGGGTCGGAAAAGTTGGTGTGCCACTCAATTAGAGATGTGTATTGTTATAATACAGTGACCAACAAATTTGACCTCCTCACATTGTGTTATACCACGGGCACAGTAGCTGTGACGAATGGAAGTGCTGTGGTGACTGGCACAGGCACTTCTTGGGTAACTGCGGGAATAAAGGTAGGGGATAAGTTTGGTGTTGGTAACACTGACCCTAAATTGATTAGTGTGTGGTATACAGTTCAAACCGTAGACAGCGAGACACAAATAACATTGACTGCCACATACACAGAAGCAAGTGCAATAGGTCAATCATACTGCATACGTAGGTTGTTTACTGGCGATGAGGACCATGCTTATAGCAGTGAGACAATGAATGACCTGTACATCTTTTGCAACTACGTTGATAACATTTACAAGTGGGATATGACTGCTACAACAGTTTCTTTATTGGGTGGTGCATCCACTCATAAAGCAAAGAAGATACTTAAGTATGGTGAACGCCTTTGTCTGTTTCATGTAGTTGATGGAGGAACAGCATACCCACAAAGGGTGCGTTGGTCAGTAGTGGCAAACCCAGAGGATTGGACTGGCACAGGGAGCGGATATGTTGATTTAATTGGCGTACTTGGTGTTGACTTCATACAAGGTGCAGAAAAGATTGGAAATTATGTGGCGGTGTATGGTGAACGCACTATTGCATTGATGGAATACAAGGCAGATGTCACCGAACCATTTACTTTTGACGCACGCCTGTCTGGTGTTGGTTTGGCAGCTCCTCGTGCAGTAATTAACTTAGGTGAAGAACATGTTTTTCTTGGTTGGGATAATGTGTATAGTTATAAAGGTGGAAGGAGTGCTGAAGGAATAGCGAATGGGATAAGAGAAGAATTATTTAGACTTATAACTCCAGAATACATTTGCCGCTCCTTTATGCTATATGTGGAAGAGACAGAGGAAATATATTTGTTTGTGCCGATTGCTGGAAGTTCAATACCCAACGCTCTCTTCATATATAACTTAAAAAATGGGAGTTGGAGCAGAGGTTCTCGTTCTTTCACTGGGTGCGGTTATTATGAGACGAAGAGTGCACCTACTTGGAATGAGATGACTATGACTTGGGATAGTTGCACTATTAGATGGGACGACAGTGCACTGCTTGCACTTGCTCCTCTCAATTTGTTTGGTGACACAAGTGGTCGTGTGTATAAAGGTGATGCATTGAAGCACAATTTGTCTGGCATAGCAATAGATGGTTGGTGGCAAACAAAAGACTTTCTGGTTGGCGACGGTTATAGAAGAGAATTGACAAACTGGATGGAACTTAATTTCGAAGCGTTTGGGAACAGCGTTGGTGTCTCATACAGCACTGATTCTGGTGACACTTGGAGTCCAGAAAAGATATTTCCGCTGACAAATGAGTGGGCACTGCAAAACTATGATATGGAAGTGAACTCTCCGCAGATAAGGTTTCGTTTTCGTAACAATGGAATGAATGAAACATTTGAATTGAGGATGCTGGAAGTTGGCTTTTTGCCTGCATCGGATAGAGGTGTAAGTTAACTACAATGAGAATATATTTGCCAAGTAAAGTAATGCTGGTACCTGACTTAATTCTGCCAGAAACACCAGAGGAGCAAAGAGATGAGTTGCAAAGATGGCTGGCAGAACTGTGTCATTCAATAGAAGAATACTTTAGAAAGGCATATCTTGATGTAAGTATGGGGACGAGTAGATTTAGGATAACTGCATCTGTGCCAACTACAGGGGATTTAGAAGAGGGAGAAATTTTGTTGTATGACAACCAAATTGACACAAGACGAATATATACTAAAATGAATGGAATACTGAGATATGTAACACTTACATAAACAAAGGAGGTAAAGATGCCATTACCAAAGTGGGTACTTCCAGCAGCAATAGGAGCACTTGGAGGATTATTAGGAAGGCGTGGAATACGTGGGAGACCAGGGGGAATTGAGCGTATGCCAATTTTAGCACCAGAACAACAACGAATACTGGCAAGACTTACACCATTTGTTGAAGAACGAATTGGGCGAGGATTACCTGCGTGGGAAGGACCATGGATAGCGCCACCTTCACCAGAAGAAGAAATAGGACTTGGAAGACTTGGTGAATATTTACGTGCTGGTATTCCAGAAATAACAGAATTTGGTTTAGGACGGTTCAGGGAAGCACTTGCTGGACTAACACCAGAAGAGACAGAAGCGTGGTGGCGTGCATACAGACAACCAATGTGGCAGAGAATGTGGGAAGAAGAGATAGTGCCTGGATTGAGAGAGGCAAGAGTTGCACCAGGCACATTGTATGGGACGCCGTATGTGACAGATGTAGAAAGAATGATGGGAAGGTGGGCAGAAGCACAACAGGCAGAACTTGGTAGAGCAATAATGGAAGAAAGGGAAGCAGCGAGAGCTATGTTACCTTACGTGCCAGAAATGGCTGCACTTGTTGAAGAGGCACCACTTCGTAGGGCACGGGCAGCAATGGAGTTAGGTGCATTGCCTCGATTGTTGAGACAAGCGGAAATTGCTGCTCAATTTGAGGAGTTCAGACGAACAACACCAGAATTATCACCTGTGCTTGATTTAGCAATGAATTTACTGCGTTTACAGACACAAGCAGCATTTTATAGACCGTATCGACCATCTCCACTCGTGGAAATACTTGGTGCAATTGCACCTGGGGTTGGAGCATACTTGGGCGGGTTAGCAACTGATGGGGTTAGTAGATTAGCTAGTGAAATAGCTGGCCAAATAGGGCCTGCCCTTTCTCGTCGTACTAGAGACCCATTAAGACCTATTACCAGACATGAGATAGAAGCTATTTTGAGAGGAGAGTAATTTAGTATTTTCAATTTTTGAAATTACGAAAGTGAGGTGTAATTATGGCAGAGTTATTTTCCCAATTTGATTTGGGGTGGTTAGTTGGAATGATTGAAGGTGAAGGTTGTTTGAGTTGTAAAGCTGGATATGATAAAAGAGATGATAGAACCAGAGTAATGCTGAGGGTAACTATATCAACATCGAGTGTTCCTCTCAGAGACAATATAATTAGAGTATACAACGGGATGGGAGTTGAATATAGTATTCACGTAACTAAACCTAAGACTTATATCGGGAGAGATGTCTATCATATAAATGTTCAAGCACATAAAAGTATTTTAAAAGTTCTTTTACCAATAGTCAATTATTTGTTAAGTGGAAAAAAACAAATTGCTCAATCTATGATTGATTACATCAAAAATAGATTAGACAAAGGTGGGAAAGAAAAATATGATGATGTAGATTATTATTTAGCTAACAAAATAAGAAGTTTATGTACTGAATACAACATAAAAAAGGGTGCTAAAATGGGAGGTGAAATATGGCAGGTTTAACTTGGCTTGGTGTCTTACCAAGAGAAGATAGGTGGAGTTATTTAGCTGAAGCAATAAGAGAAGGACTTGGAGCGTATATTGGTGCAAGGGAAAGAAGGGAACAGAGAGAATTGGAAAGAGCACGAATTAGACCGTGGGAAAGACAATTTGAATTAGAAGAGAGAAAAATTGCTGCAGAAGAAAGAAGAGAAACTGTACGTGCACTGCTGGAAAGCGATGAACAAGTATTTCGACGACTTCACGCAGAACTTGAAGCCATCGACTGGGACAAAAGACTGCCCTTCCTAAGAGAAAGAGCTCCTATGTTGGATGCAACATATATTGGCAGAGAGTGGCAAAGGCAATTTGGTGAACGTTTTAGTGATATGTATATCAGAGCATACGAAGCTACTCAAGACCCTCCTAAAATAGGTTGGTGGCAACGCCTATTCGGAGGTGAGAGAGTTACGCCTCCACCGTTTCCACCACCTGCACCAACAGCGCCTACAGTCACACCGCCCGCGCCAGCTGCAATCGCAGACTACTATGTACCACCACCAGCGCCAAGAAGAAGGAGGGGAAGAATAAGAGTTAGACTTAAAGCCACAGGACAAACTGGCACAATCGAAGAACACGAATTTGACCCTGCAATTTATGAGAGGTTCTAATGCCATTTATACCTGATAAAGAACAAAGACCAACGCCTTCTTTTGTGGCTGATGTCCCTCGCACTCCTGCTATTACTGGCGTAACTCCTTCTTTTGTTCCTGACGAACCACATAAACCAACACCTTCTTTCATTGCTGATTTAACAATACCACTTTGGAGTAAAGCAACAGAAGGCTTTGTAGCAGGAGTAGGCGACTTACTGTCCACAAGCGGCACAGTTTTAGGTTGGATGGGTGCAAAAAAGTTATCAGAAAAAAGTAGAGCTTTAGGTGTACAACTACGTACAAGATACATTCCACCAGAAAGACCAGAAGAATTTAGTTGGAAAAGTGTATTAGACCCTGAATGGTGGGCTACTTCAGTATCCAGGGCTGTACCTTTTACTCTATCATTAGTGCCAGCTGCAATCCTTGGTGCTTATGGTGGAGTTAAGATGGCAACAATAGCAGGATTAGGTGCATTTGGGAAAACTGTCTTAGGTTCACTTGGTGGTGCAGCACTATCAAGACCAATTGAGTCGGCATTAGAGGCAGCAGGCGCACACGAGCAAATGATTGCAAGAGGAAGAACAGAACAGGAAGCTGAGAGGTCAGCCAACAAAGTTTTTTGGGACAATATGAAACTGGTAGGGTTAGATGCTGCTCAATTTATTATTGCCTTTGCTCCAATCAAAGGTTTCGGTCCAATATTCAAAGGTGCATTAAGTAGAAGAATACTATCAGTCGGAAGAGTTGGTGCCAGAATTGGAGTAACAGGTGCAGTGGAAGCAGGCGAAGAAGGATATCAAGATATTATACAAAGGAGAGCAATTGGCGAGAAAGTTACTTTAGACCCGCAAATGTCCGAAGCAATGGCAATAGGAGCTATCTTTGGTGCTGGATTAGGTACAGCAGGAAGCGTCTATACCAGTTTAGTGCAGAAAATTAGGAGAAATATGCCACCAGGGATGACAATTGACCTTGAAAGAATTAAAGCTGAAGAACTAAGAAAAGGAATTCCTGAACAGCAAGCAGAACTAAATGCACTTGACAGAATAGCCGAGACTGACGAAGGCAGGGTAGTTATTGAGTCAGCAGTTGAAGACCTAAAGACTAAAGCAAAAGCCGTAGAACCTATACCAGCAGATGAAGCAGAGGCATACGAGGCTTGGTTGAGAGAACGTATGCCAACCATACGGCCAGAGTTAGAAGTTCCTTTACATCCTACACCTCCACACGTAATAGAAGAAGAACTTGCACAAGTTCCTGCACCTGAACCTTCAACCATTCCACCTACACCTGAACATATCAAACCTATCCCTGAACCAATTAGGAAAATAACTGACTTCACACTCTCACCACACATTCCTATTTCTGTTACAGCCACTGACGCATTGGTCATTCTACGGACGCAAGACCCTGAAAAGATAAGAGATTTGGTGGGAAGAATAGAAAATGCTAAGACGACATACCCTACCTTAGTATCAGACTTCACTTTGCTGGCAGATAGCATCAAAGCATCTTTTCCTGAAGCATTCCTTACTTTGCACGACCGACTCGGTAACCCAATTTATCAGCATCTACAGTATGATGTAGCATACAGAGTGGGAGAAACCATGGTGTATGGCCCAATGAGCGGCAGAGATATTTTTTCAGCACATCAAACAGGTCGTATACCTGATGGTAGACCATTTTCATTCATCTACGCAGACCTCCGTCCTGCCCAAACACCATACCTTCCAGAGGTTGCCATTGCCGAACAAGAGATTGCAAAGAAAGCAGCAATTGAAGATGTGCAGAAAGAACCTGAACAAGAACTAATCAGTGGAGTTGGTGAGACTGTCAATCCCACAGAAGCAACGATGGAAGCAGAGGTTGAAGACATCCTCTCAGGAAAGCCAGTTCCAACTATCACACGTGCCCAACAGAGGGCAATCTTCTTATATGCACAAAGAAAAGGATTAACTCCACGACAGATGAGTAGATTAAGAAAAGTTCTTACGGAAGCTACCACCTTCAGACTTGCTCCACTCGGAAGGGGAGAAGTTGTAATGACGAGAAAAGAGGCAGCAGATTTCATTCGTGCTATTCGTCATGTCGTCAAACCACCTTATAAACCACCAGTCATACCACGCACAGCACGAATGACACCAGAAGGCTTCTTCGAGTGGATTGCATCACTTCCAGATATTGGCATCACAAGACTTGGCCCAATCAGATACTGGACTGACACATACCAGGCAAAGACAGGCATACCCATTCGCACACAAATAGTCGAACCAGTGGAGAATGCTGACCAGCAAACAAAGGCGGCACGTATCTATTGGTTTGATAGAATGAGAAAAGCATTTGGCGATACACTGCACCAATCCGAGTCACTAAAAATTCTTACTTCTTACTTAGACAACCCGTTGTCCGAAGACCCTACATCTGCTGACGGCATCAAATTGGCGACTGAACTAAATCTAAGTGATGTTGAGTATGAGGCAGCAAAACGTCTGCGTGCAATGACCAAAGAGTTGTTTGACTACTTTGACTGGTTAGGCCCTGAAAAGTATGTGAAAGGCTATTGGTCTCGTATTCGACCAAGAGAAGGTTTTAGAGCACATTATCCTCGCTACGAGTATGTTCCCGACGAGCTAAGATGGTTTGCTGACCTCGAAAGAGCTGGAATTCTCTCACCAAAAGAAACCGATGCTTTCACTATCTTCAGCACATATCTCAATGCTGGCATCAGAAAGAAATTCTTTCAACCTGTCTTAGAAAAAATAAAACCCATTCGTGCACTACTTCCCCGAAACGTAAGTCAAGGCATAGATGCATACCTCCAAGAGAAACTCTTTGGCGGCAAAAGAGGAATGATGCTGGCAGAAGCAACAATGGACAATATATTTAGGTCATTAAAAATAGAACTGCATCCAGAGACGAAAGATGCCTTCCGACATCTCTACTTCCTTTCCACATACGGAGGTGCATTGGCATACAGAATTATGCCTATCATCAGAAATTTGATAGTCCAGCCAATTGGAATGTTATTGCCAGAGGTAGGGCCAAGATGGTGGGCAAAAGGTGTAGAAGCAGTTGTCAAACCTGAGAGCTGGAGAAAAGCACGCAGAGAAGGATGGCTTCCATATATGGGTGTGCCATACGCAGAGATGATTGCATCCAAGTTAGAACTTGGCAAATTGACAGCACCTTTGGAAATATGGAGAAAAATTCTAAAAATAGGAATGATGCCCTATGGGCAGTTTGCCGATAGTGTGGGCAGAATAATGGGCATTGGTGCAGTGGAAGCACGTTTCAACCATTATCTTTCTCTATACAAAAAAGGGAAAATAAATTTTAAGACATTTGCCAGAGGTATTGATTTAGATGGAGCACCAATCACTTTGCAACCAGAAATAGAAAGATTAGTGAAGGAGGGGAGAGCAGATGAAGCATTGAGGTTGCAGACGAGGGAAGTAATTGATGGTATATTCTATCCATATCGTAGAGGAAGTGAGATACTTGTTGGTGTAAGTGCTGGCAAATACTTTGGACAATTTGGTGTTTGGCCAACTGAATTTGCGTTCAATTTGGCCAGAAGGTGGATAGGTCGCGGTCAATTTGATAAGCTTGCATTGTTTGGAATTGTTGGAGCAATCATAGTAGGGACACTACGCAAATTAGGAGTCCACCCACGAAGATTTTATGCTTTAGATGCTATACTTAACCCTACCCTTGCACCACTTCCACAACTCACCGTCTCTTCAATTGAATTAATGCAATCTCTCTACTATGGCAACCGAAGATTAATAGATAGAAACATCGGAAAAATGTTAAGCACATTACGCATTTTCCTCCCCGCTGGAATTGCTGTTAGTGAAGTAGCAGACTTCTGGAGGGCAGAAGCTGACAATTGGATGATTAGAGATAAAATCACTGGCAAGCCACTCTATCAGTCTTCTCCCACCGAAGAGTTGATGAAGATGTTTGGGTTTACAACTGTGAAGGAGATGGAAGTGCGTCGTTTCTTAACTCAACGCAGAAATGTCGTTTACACTGTGCAAAAATTAAATAGAAAAATAAAACAACTATACTTACAGAGAAGAGGAAGAGAGGCACGAGATTTAGATGACTGGAAGATTATGAAGTATAGCGAATTATATAAGAATGCGACAGGCACTGCTCTCAAAAGAATAACACCTGGAGAAGCATACCGATGGGAGAGAAAAAGAAGAAGAGAAATATATGAATCTCCTGCGTTTGAGTAAATTATATAATAATTTCAAATGAACGTCTTATTTGTTAGTATGAGTGGCGACTCACTCTCTCTCGCTGAGCGTGTGCAAAGAGAGGGACACAATGTGTTCTTCTACATATATGAAGAAAAGGCACAGAAAATTGGGGATGGAATAGTGCAGAAGCCAAAGTGTAAGTTGCCAATAATGACGAAGAAGACTCGTAAAGTAATTAAGGCGAATGTGAATGTGCTTTTGCGTGAAGTACAGCCTGATTTCTGTGTATTTGATATGGTGAAGATGGGAGAAGTTGCTGACTGCATACGCACACAAAATATACCTGTATTTGGTGCAAGCAAGTGGGCTGATGTTGCTGAACTTGACCGTGCGTATGGATATAAGTTGATGAAGGCAACGGACATACGCACTCCTCTCACACATATGTTTACTGCAGGACAACATGAAAAGGCAGCGGAGTTTGTGCAGAAGACGGGAAAAAGGTATGTGTATAAGCCGAGTGGGAATATTGAGTGTTCTCATACATATGTTGCAAAAGGAACAGAGGATATGATAGCGATGTTGCAACTTTGGCATAATGACAAGTGTGAGTTTGAGTTGCAGGAGTATGTAGAAGGAGTTGAGGTAAGTTGTGAAATTTGGTGGAATGGCATCAGCGCACATTTGCACAACTGGACGATGGAAGAGAAGAAGTTTATGAATGACGATGTTGGGCCTGCGATGGGATGTGCAGGCAATGTGGTTGCTTTCTTACCTTCGAAAAGTAGATTGGTAAGAGAAGGTGTGGGAAAGATGGAACGCTTACTGAAGAAAGTACAATATCGTGGCCCAATTGATTTGAACTCAATTGTGAATAAAGATGGTTTGTTTGGGTTAGAGTTTACAGTGAGATTTGGATATGATGCTGTGCAAACATTGCTCGAACTTTACCGTGGCTCTCTTACACAACTATTATTTGCAATAGCGACAGGAAGTAATGAACATGGAGAATATCACAGTGGATATGCAATTGGCGTTCGTGTCAGTATACCGCCTTATCCTCACACTGCAGAAAATGTCCCTATAGGAGTGCCAGTGATTGGAACTAATAGTGAGAACTTAAAACATATTTGGTGGGGTGATGTGCGAGCGGGAAGCAAATATTATGAGAGTGCAGGTAGTGATGGTAATTTAGGTGTGGTGACTGCAAGAGGGTCGGATGTGAGGGAATGTCGTCGTCGTGTTTATAGGACAATAAATAATTTAATTATACCACAAGCGCAGTATCGAACTGACATAGGGGAGAGGGTAAATGAAGATGTTAAAAGGTTAAAAATGTGGGGTTACTTATAATTTTATGTCCACAATTCTTTCTGTAATTGTAATTTATTTAATCTTGGTATGATAATCTCATCTAAATATTTTTTAGATAATTCTATTCCAATAAACTTCCTGCCTAATTTTCGTGCAACCACCCCTGTTGTTCCGCTTCCCATAAATGGGTCAAGAATAATACCATTTTTTTGACATCCTGCTTTAATTGGAGTTATACAAAGTTCTTCTGGATAAACTGCAAAGTGAGCTCCTGTAAAGCCTTTTGTTGGAATAGTCCAAACACAACGTTTGTTGCGACCTAATTTGTTAGGTCGCATATTTCTACTTCTTAAAAGTGCCTTTTGAGATTCAACATATTGTTCTATTTCTTTTGCATCTTTAACTTTATAATTAAAATAATTTCCACCCCATCTGTTTATTGGTGCTTGATATTTTTCAAATTGCTGTTCAAACCAATACTTTTTATTTTTTACAAAGAAAAATATTTTTTCAAAATCTACTGTAAATCTATCTTTTGCTGATGAGGGTAAACAATTAGGCTTGTGCCAAATCAACTCATTGCGTAATGTCCAGCCACGATTTGTCATTTCTATGGCAAAGCGAGAAGGAATTTGAAGAAGACATTTTGCTGATAAATTATTTGTAGATTGATTATTATAAGAATCTCCTATATTTACCCAACAAGTTCCTGTTTTTTTAAGCACTCTTTTTATCTCATCAAAAATATCGTAAAGGTGTTTAAGATAAAGTTGGAAAGTAGGTTCTGAACCTAAAGAACCACGCCAAGCTCCACAATTACAAAATTGAGAATCAGATTGATAATCTTCTGTAGTTGCTTTCTTAAATTGTTTTTGTCCTTTTGGAGTTGCTTCCCATCCTATTCTGCCTTTATGGATATTTAATTCCCAATTGTGAACATGTTTATAGTTATAAACAGGTTCATCCCAGATTTGAGGTTCTAATTCATAATTTCTTAATGTCCAATAAGGAGGAGAAGTTAGAACACAATCCACAAATTCATCAGGAAAAGTCTTCAAAATCTCTAAAGCATTACCTTTATAAAGTTTGACGTTTTCAGTCTGATAGTAAGCATAATTTAAAATTGTGAAATCTTCAGTTGTCACCCCTTACCTCCTTTGTTTTTTTCTCCTTCTCCTTCTTCACCACTGCAATTACTGCACTCCCTACTTTCTCCCCCAATTCAATGATTGCATTGTGTATTACTTCAGAGATATGATTGACAGTTACCCATTGTTGCAATTCAGCTGGTAACATCATCCATATTTCCAGCTCTGATTTACCCTGAAACTCTTTTCTTGTCATATCTACATATTTGCTGACTTTAATCATTACTTACCTCCTTTTTTCTGAATTTGTTGGTTTCCATATTTATATCCCATATAAAAACCAATAGATAATATGACAACCAAAGACACAAACAAAACAATGTTTCCATTTTCCATTATCTTACACACCTCCTTTCATTTCCTCTTTATCTTAAAATATCTCTTCCCATCTCTTATTATTTCTTCAATTATCTCCTCCGCAAGCAAACTCTGCAATACTTCAGTCAATCTCTTCGCATCAATACAATAGCTAACATTACGAAGTACCTCAGTGAAACTTGCCTCTTCTCTTCTTGCTATTGTGCGATACACTTTTCCTTTGTCTTCTCCAACTTGTGTTGCCATCACACTCTTCAATACTTCAGGCAAATACTTCTCATTTTCATCCATCGCTTTTAATGCTACCTCTAAATCACTATCATTTACTATTAACTCATCATTGTGAGATGCAGCGACACACATTGCAACCTTCAACAGTGTGTCGTGCTTCCTTCCATAATATCCGTTCAATGCACTCTCACTTTTGTTCATCGACTTGCTAAATATATTCACATACCACGTCTCATACCACTTTTTTGCATCTTCATTCAACTCATACTTCCCTTTCAATTTATTTATTAGCTTTAAGTCAGCTATTAACATCTGCCTCTGTTTTCTCTGATTATTTGTCAATTGAGGAAATGGCACTAACTTCTCTGGTTCATATTGATAAACGAAAATAACACGAGAAGTAAATCCTCCTCCAATTGCGTGTGAGGGTAGTGAGCCTTTTATCCATTCTGGTGTTGTGCTTCCAATTAAGTTCATATACACATTACGACATACCTCTCTTCCTCTTATTATTGTATGATAATCAAATATATCTTCGCAATCATATAATTTAGTAAGTAATTGTATGAGTGCATCATCTTTAACTGATGTGCCCAGGAATACACTTAACTCACTACTAACAATAGTTCCTCCTGCCATTCCCGTTTTGTTTTTGTCTACCAGTACAGATATTAACGCCTCTGGTGTTATTTTCTGGCTTATTGTGCATACATTAGGAAGTGCGTCTTTGAAAATTGAGTAGCCTATATTTATCGCAGTTGTGCGACGTGTGCGTGCACTTGCGCCAACTAATACTATATATAAGTTTGGATAAAGTGTGTAATATCCTCTATCCATATACACTTTCCTCTCAAGCGCACTGGTAATGACAGACAAGCCGACCCAAAGATGGAACATACTCGGACTTTCCTGTTCTTGCGTATACTCTAAGTATGTGCCTAACCAGTCCTTGCATTGTCTCATATATGCAGTTCCCTTTTTATTCCTCAAACTTTGTAACTATAAACCTTCCCATCAAAGGACGATAATCACCAATGCCTATCCTTTGACCTGCATAATCAAGTATCTCCTTTAACTTATCTTTTCCAATTATTTCCTCATCATACTCAATTTCAAACTCCAACGCCCACTTGTCAAAACGTGGTCTGGCACGCATTATTCTCATCCTTTGTATAACTACAGGTCTACGGTCAATTACCCATTCCTGGCAGATATGGGGTATCGCATCTGGAGTAACGAAAACACTACTTTTTATAACTGAGGAATAAGTTAGTTTTCTTTCAAACTGAAATCTTGCTCCAGCTTTAATTAAAGCTCCTAAAATGTGAGTGGCAGGCTGATAAATAGTTCCTTTCTCGTCTTTATACAAACTCTTCTCACATTCCTCTCTTGCAGGAAACTCTTTTATTTTCTTCTTTGACTTATGCTCTGGATTTTCTTCTTCTGGAAAACGATGCTGTAATAATGGTGCTATACCCTCAATTTTAACTTTTACTTTTTTCATTTTTTCCTCCTTTCTTTGTATTGTCCCTACCCTACCTTACCTTACCAAACCAGACCCAACCGAACCACACCAAACCGCACAACACCTCACCCCGACACACCTAACCAAACCGCACCTTACTTTGCCAAACCGTGCCCCACCAATCCAAACCAAACATCACCAAACCTCACCCTACCTGACCGAACCAAACCAAAGCCTACCTCACCAAACCTTGCCCGACCCAACCATACATCGCCTTACCTAACCTCGCCGTGCCTCACCTCCTTTTCATCCTCAACTTTAAACAATCCTTGATGACCGCAAGGAGAAGCAGTCGCTCTAATTACATCTATATCTGTCTCATCGTTGTATCCCCACTTACAACCGCAAACGATACAAGTGCAAATTATCATTTTCTCACTCCCTTTTTTCACGCATTTCCTCACCTTTTGTGCATTTCGTCCCAGTTTTTACCTGTCTTAATCTCAACAGGGATTGTGAATGTCTTGTTGTTTATTGTGAGAGGTATTTTAAATATTTCTTTAATTGCATCAGCATACATGTTTACTTCTCCTTCCGCACATTGCACCACAAAGGCATCATGTATTTGCAACATAATCTCCGCATTTGGTATTGATTTCTTTAAATTGATGATTGCCAAATTTAAGACATCAGCAACTGTGGATTGCGGTATGTAGCTATATGCCTCACGAAACAATTGCTCTCCCCAACGACCAAAGAATAGTCTTTTTCTTCCCATTGGTGTTTCCATTATTCGTGTTTTAGAAAGATGTGCTTGTATTTGTAATTGCCACATTTTGATTTTTGGGAATGTGTCAAAATACTTCTGCAATACCTCCCTTGCTTTGCTTTCTTTGATTTGTGCGTGGTAAGCAAATGTTCTTACACCAATTCCGTAATTACTTCCGTGCACTAATCTTTTTGCCAGCTCTCTATCAACACCAATCCATTCTGCAACTTGTGCGTGTATGTCACCTCCTTTCTCGAACAAATTAATTAATTTCTCTTCTCCTGAGAGGTATGCGACAATTCTTGCTTCGGCTTGCGACAAATCTGCCTCAATAAACACCTTTCCTTCGTCAGCGACAAACATCTTTCTGCAAATGCCTTTTGGTATATTTTGTAAATTTGACCCAGTGCCAAACACACTTTCTCTACTGGATAGTCTTCCTGTTTTTGTTCCACCGATGAGATATGAGCATCTTATCCTCTCTCCTTCATCTGTCAAATATGTTCCTAACAGCTTCAGGTTCTTTCTTATTGTTAAGATTAAATCAAATACCTCATTTGGATATTGTGCTGCAAGTGCTTCAATTGCTTCTTCATCTGTTGTTTCTGTTCCTCGCACTCTGCTAATGCGAGGAGGCAATTTCATCTCTTCATAAAATAATTGTTTAAGTTGCTTTGGTGACACCACATTTACCTGTCTTCCTACCAATTCATTCAATCTGTTTTGTGTTTCTGCAACTTTTCTCAAGCATTCCTCATTTGCTTGTAGCCTTACGAGATTATCAACTTTCACTCCTCTTATTTGCATCTCAGTTAATATTGGTATCAATGGATGCACCAGTTTGTAGTAAAAGTCATACACACCAAACTCTTTCATTTCCTTCTCAATTGCAATTGCAGTTTCAAATGCAATGCAGGCATCCATTGCATTATACTTCCAAAAATCTACTGCTGAGCCAGTTTTTGCCCAATGTTTATAGTAAGGTTGACGAGTATAAATACTGCATAATACTTCTAATCCTTTAGGCAATTCTGGGTAAATTGTGTGGTGAGCGCACATTGTGTCCATCACCAAATTTTTGGTATTGATGTAAGGAGGATTGATGGCAAATATGACACAATCAAATTGAGCATTTTGTGCAATCTTCTCAATTTTCTCATCTTCCATCAACTTTTTTATTTCATTCATTACCGCAATTTCTTCTTCTATTGTTGGCCAGTAGTTGATGGTCTCTGTTCCTTTGCTAAATGTGAAGGGAATGCAGATGGCAGAAAAAGGCGAATCAGCAAATGCGATGGCAGTTATTATAGTTCCTTCTGTTTCAATATCAAATGCAATTTTTTTACATTTTTGCAACCTAACCAATTCACACATCACTTGTTCAAATGTTGGTGCAAGAATGAAGTCCCTATTTGGTATATTACATTTTGGTGTCTCACTTTCTTCCTTCACTTTTCGCAGGTCGAATAAAACAAGTGGTGCAAAATCCCATTGACGCATAATCATTGCAGGGTGCACTGTGGGAATAACTTTGACATTAAGACGATGATGCCAAAGAATACTGCCACGCCAATCAGTAATATTTCTGTGGGAGAATAGTGCCATCAATGCTTCATTTCCTAAAGCACAGACAACATTTGGTCTGCACTTTTTGATGTCTTCCAACAAATATTTTCTTCCTTCAATTAATTCTGGCTTTGGTATATGCATCTGTTTGTCAACATAGAAGTGAGCAAAGTTATTCGTTGGCGGACGAATTCTCATTACATTTGCAAGACGACATTCACTTCTCACTATACCTACATCCATCAATAACTTATCAAGTATTCGTCCTGCACTTCCAACAAAGGGTCGTCCTTGTGCTTCTTCTTCTGCGCCAGGTGCTTCCCCTACTATGTAAATCTTTGCGTCAGTGGGACCTTCAAATGGAACTATTGTATTCATTTGGCATTTTTCCTCTTTTCCATTAAATTGGAATGAAGCTGAATTAATTTTTGGTTCAACTCCGCCTCACATCTTACACTCATTTCATACATTTTTTTGTCAAATTTTTGAAGTGGAAAGTATGTGTTATTTTTCCAGCAACCAATAATATTAAGGGAGATATTAACTACAAAGTCGTGGCTGTTGTGAGTAAATAAGAAATACATTTATTTTATAAAGTTATAGTTATTGTGAGCAAATAAGAAATACATTTAATTATATCAGTGCTCCTATTGTTACTCCAATTAATGCTCCAGTCATAAACTCGCACATTTTCCAATAGAATTGATTTGCGAGTGGTCGCCAATTTGATAATCGAAACATAATAATCCATAAGATAGGTGTGATAAGTTGCCAAATGGTATAGCCTAATAATAGAGTTGGTAAGATGAAGCAAATCCCCACCAACATTTTGATGGAGTATGGCTTGCGTTCGCCATACCCCAGAGAAAATGCAAACATTAGGCCTATCATCAATAAAACTACCTTATGGAGAGGAAAATTTGAGATGTAAGCAACTGCGGCTAAAACAAAAGGCAAACAAAATCTTCTCAACCATTTCCATCTGTAGCCTCCTAAACTGAAAAGTAAGCCGCCGAAGGTCATAGAGATAATTTGTAGAAGTTCTTTATTCATTTTTACCTCCTCTAATTAAATTAATTAGGAATAAAAATATCAGAAAGTTGAGGCAAAAAAGTACATCTCCTCCTCTTGTTAAGAAAACAAATGCAAAGACAGTTGAAAAAATCAATGGAAACAACCAATTCATTTTGGCCATCCCCAAATGAGGTATGCCAATACCATTACTGCAATCAATCCCAATATGTCTTTTATTATTGAATCCATTATTTCCCTTTCCTTTTTGGCATCACTTCATCATATACATGAGTAAAATACGCCGTCTTTACATAACCTTTCACAGGCACAATCAACCAAACCACAACTGCTAAAACTTTTTCTTCTTCTCCCACTCTTCTTAGATAAATCTTAGTATCTGGACGCTTACTGTCTATCACAATTAACTGCGGGTCTAATAAGGTTATTTTTATATATTCAATGGTAACATCTGGATGTTTTTCTTGAATATGTTCCCAAGTTTCTTCAGTTAAGGTAAATTGTCCAATAGTGAGTGGGAAAAGAGGAGTTTTAATTCTACGTGCAAATGAAGGAATATCACATCCACTAATTATTATGATTAGTAATAGTTTAGAAATAAAATTTCTTATTGACATATTCAATGGGAAAACACGAACTGCAACATAGTGTTGCAGCTCGCATTTTCAATTTGAAATTACTAAACAAGTGAGCAAGGATAGTATGGTGGCACAATACGATTGCGAAGCACATTCGAATCTGGCGGATATTCTTCCTGCTCCACATTTATATCAACCTTCAACCCAATCACATCCTCCGTATTGAACCCGCCTTCATCAAACTTTGCTCCACAAGCTGAAAGAAACCCTTTCAAATTCCACAATGCTTCCTTCTTTAAAGCCGTATTCAACCACAATCTTCTCCCATTCTCAGTTGGCCCTAATATTGTCAATTCCCATACAATCAACTTCCCACTTCCATCTTTTGTTGCTCTTACATCCGCACTCGTAACAGTTGCACTATACCTCCCTGGTTGAATTGGCTCAAACCCAACACCAACCTCATCAAAGTTAGGCAGTTCTATTCTCATCTCTCTCACCTCCTTCCTTTAATTGCTGTCTAATGTATGCATTTATTTCTTCCTGCAAAGGTCTTCCACATACCATACAAAACTTGTTCCATATTCCTACCTCTGCATTGCATTTAGAACACTTGATTATTCCTCTTATTAACTTTTCTCCACAAAAACCACACCATATTGCCTCTTCCTGATGTATTGCTACATTACATTTCGCACAATATTTCATTCTTTTTCTCCTTTCAACTTGCCCATAATTACATTATAATCTGGCGTCTCAATCACATCGAGACACCCCAATCTTGACTTCGCACTGTATTTCACATCTGCTGTCGTCAGCAATTGATATACTGGCTTACCTTCCTTATTTCTTGCTGTCTGACACCTATAGACTTCATCAAAGAAGAGTGGTAATTGTGCTGGCATCTTTTTTCCTACAATTAATGGTAATATAGTTATCTCACTTGTCAATTCATCTTGCAGAAGTTGCTCATGCGCCACAACCACAATATGTTGCGTTAACTTCGTTAAGAGCAAAAACAAATTTTGCAGCCAATCAACAAGTCTTCCCCATTCGTGCAATGTTGGCTCAACCCTTTTATTAAGAGTAAGTATCTCCTGCATCATATACTCCTGCAACGTCGTCACACTATCAATGACCAATGTCTCAAATTCACATTTCTGTTCAAACTCTCTCAACTTTTGAAAAAACAATTTCCAGTTAGTATATGTGTCATAATCAATATCCTTGCCTCTTTGAGAGAGCATCCCATTGTCGAAATCGAACACATACGGACGAGGAAATGTGCAGGCAAAAGTAGTTTTCCCTGTGCCTGACTTTCCATACACCAACACCTTCAATTTTAAGTTACTCACATCAATATCTTTTGCGTTCACTATCTCTCACCTCCTTATCTTGTAATAGTTGTTGTATTGCAACCATAATTTTTTCTGCTGCTTCAAAACTTAAAAACAGATGAGTAATTCCTCCTTGTTTATCAGCAAAAACCACTAAGATGTTGTCATCACTTGAAGTAAGACTAACCCTACCAAGCTCTAAAGGGCACGCTACATTTACATAACACTTCATCTATTCCTCCTTCCAAAACCAACCTTTTCCGTTACATTCAAAACATTCTACTTTTTCATCTCCTTCCCATACCCATCCTTTACCACCGCAGTCGAAACATTCCGCCTTCCTTTTTCTTGATATCAACATACTATTATCAGGTGGAACATATCCCAATTTATTTGGATTATGCTTGTCAGTAGCCATTTTCACCTCCTTTCATAAATGCATAGCCACATCCTAAGCAATGTGTTGTTACTTCTTCCTCAATGAACATAGCAAGCACACTTTCGCAGAATGGGCAATAACCTTTGTGCAAAATGTCGCCTTGCTCTTCTCTACTCAATCTCTCCCATTCTTCCATTTTCATTTTTTTCTGCCTCATCCTCCTTAAATGTTATAAGTTTACTTTCTCCATATAAACACAATTCATAATATATGCATCTTCCCATATTGTTGCAGCTATTATAATTGAGATAAAAATCTTGCTTCAGCAAACTAATCTCAATCTGCTCACACCATTTTGCAAACATTACTGCAAACTTGTCAATTTCATCAGATGTGCGATTGCTGATATCACGACCAAATCTTTCTTTTGGGTTGTCTGCAACGGAGATGCCATTGATGATAGCTCCACTGCATTGACCACACAACTCTCTGCATGCATACACATATCCATCAATCTGCACTGATGGGCGGAAGCTCCTATAAAATGAGAGACCAAGTGCTGATGTTGTCTTGTGGTCTTTTACAAAAATGTTTTTTTCCCACTCAACAATTTGGTCAATCTTCCCTACATACATCCTTCCTTCTTCCATACCAACACAAAATTTAATCTCCATTTGTCTTATCTGGTATGGCTCTTCAAAGTATCTCTTCACATACTCTTTGAGGATAACTTCTCCACGTTCTCTCGTTCTTCTCCCATTGCCGATGTCTTTTGGCAATTGTTCAAATACTTTGACTGCTTCAATTATATCTTTCGTTTTATACCACACCAACAATGCCTCGTGCATCACACGCCCAAACACCAATGCAGGTGGCTCAACAACTGGTACTAAGTTACGCACATACCTCCAATAAAACTTTTGGGGGCAAGAGAGATATGTGCTAATAGCACTTGCATCATATACTCTTTTTTTTAAGTCGGCTTTGACCAATTGGTTCCCTTCTTCTTTGCTCTTTGGCGCCACTTCCTCATATATTTTCTCATTCTCACACTGAATGGAGTGGGCAAAAAAGGACAACTCTTTCTACATTCTTTGTAATTCCATCTCCCGTGGTGGCCAAACAACTCTTCTATCTCTTCTTCGACTTTGATATGATTTATATAATATTCGCATGTCTTACATCTTTTATTCACAATTTTCCCTTTTTTATCTTCTCTTCAATTATTTGTGTTGTACCCCACAATGCAAACTTTGCTGACAGCAAGTTATCGTTACATATTTTAACTGCACATTTAAATAATTTTTTGCTCATCTCTTCAATGTCATTTCTATATTGTTGAAGAGGTGACTTAAGTCTCTTCTGCCTTTTTCCTTCTCTCACTCTCTATCATCCTCCTTTCTTTGCTTCTCATTCTTTTTTCCTTTCCAATTTCACTTCTTTTTTCTCTGATTTTCTTCAATTCTTCTCTCAACTCTTCTTCTGTCAATTTCTTAAAGTCAATGTAATCCATCTTTGTCCTCCTCGTATTCAGCCTCTCCATATTGCTTTATGTGTTCCACTATTGCTTTTGCGGTCCAAGAATTTGGGATATCCCGTAACCTTCTTACTTCTCCCATTGTGTAGCCATATTTCAATAAATTATAACATACTGTTGCTTCCATTCTTATGTCGCCAACTCTTACAAGAGGTATCAGTAAAGTGTTACTTTCTTTTTTATAAATAGGTTTTTTTACCTTTGCAAGAATATATTTCGGTTTTTCTTTTTCTTTGTATTCTCTACCTCCATTCTCTTTAATTCGTAATATGTGATGACACTCCAACCGCTTAAATTTCCAAAGGGGGCAACTGCAACCGTAATTTCCTTCTGTATCTATTGCAACTGTCCAGACATTTCCATTGCTACCATCGACTTTCCATTTTTTTATCCATTTCATTTTAATCACTTCCTTTTATAACTATTACAACTATTTGGTAAAAATCTTGCACCCGTTACTTTGCGCATCCCTAAATTGCCTACCCATATCCATTTTCCTTCATCCATAAGTGTATAACTATACACACAACTAATACATGACTTCATTCTCATAAACTTAAATTCCAATTGTTTTTCTTTATTTTTCAATTAAATGATTAATAATATCACTTTTTTAATATTTATTAGATAAATAAATTGATTGTCAAATAAAATATATTTTTACCTTCTTGCTAAAATTGCCACAAAAATTATACAAATTACACTAATTGCGCACAACACAAATGCCACAAATTCAGCAATCCTAAAGTTAGGATGTAACCCGTATTTTTCTTTATCCATTTTTCAACCTCCATTTTTTCAACTTCAATTTCTTCAACTTCAACTTTCAATTTCTCTTCCTAACACTTCCTCAATCTCCACCTCTTTTTCACTTTTATATCTCATCCTTTGAAACTTCACGCAAAAATAATCATTCCCTTCACACATCAGGTTTTGGTACAATTCGCAATGCTCACAAATAGGCGCTATTTCCATCTTTACCACCTCCTTTGTTTTTTATACTAAATCAATTTATCTGGTATAATAAAATATTCTATGCGCTGTCTCATTCATTTCTATGTCCTCATAGTTTATATATCCGCCCAATACTTCATCATAAATCATACTTATAATGTCAATGTAAGGCGTATATCTCTCAGGTATCCCTTCATCTTCCATTATATTGAAGCAATGGTCCTGCAATTCTCCTCAATTTTGTAAGGAGTCTCATTTATATCATCCAATTTTTTTAATGCCATCTTTTTTATTTCCTTTACTTCTTTGTCGCATAGCTTTCTATTGATTTCCCGTTTAAAGACAGTTTCAAATTCTTCATATCGACTCATCTTTATCACCTCCTTTTTTATTTTTCATTGTTCAAACGTAAAATTTGGATAAATAAATTGACTATCAAATGATGAAATATTGAAAAATTGGTTGATTGAGGGAAATTCAGGCAAAAAAATCAAGCGGAAACAGGGCAAGGTTGAAAGATTATTGATGGGTTGATAGTTTAGTATGGGCTGGAATTTCAACATTTCAATTTCGATTTCCATTTCGATTTCAATTTCGATTTCCATTTCGATTTCGATTTCCAATATTGATTGGCGGGTCTGATTTTTGATTGAGCGTATTATACCATAAAAGAAATGATTTGTCAAGTAAAAAATTTAAAATTATTTGGATTTTGAAATTGTGAAATTACATAAATTGGAAGGAAAAAATTTTTGTATTGTGGGAATGTGAAATTATGTAAATTGAATTTTGAAATTATGAAATTATATAAATTGAATTGAATTGAGTTGAATTGAATTGAGTTGAGTTGAGATAAGTTGAGCTGAATTAAGCTTAAATTACATTCGAATGAACAACGCAAATGTTGTGATTGTCGAATATGACTTATTCAATAATTTATGCAAAAACTTATGCAAAAACTTATGCAAAGACATTGTTGAAGATGTGGCAAAAATTATGGAACTAACCTGTTGCAATTGTTGGGGTTGTGGCAAAAATATGGAAAACGGATGTTGATGAAATTGTTGCAAATGATTGAAATTATTGAAGATGTGGCGAAAATATGGAAATATGGAATATGGAAGGGATATATATAAAGAAAGGAAGAAAGAAAGGAAAGTCTCTTCTTTCTTTTTTCTATATATACAAAAAAAAATAAAAAAAAAAGAAAAAAAAAGAAAACTATAGAGAACCCTGGAGAGATAAATATATATATATGTCCCTTCCATACGCCATATTCCATAATTTTATCATTTTATAGTCGATAAACTCAAAAATTTCTGAATTTTTAAAGGCAAAAAATTCTTGTATCTCATTTAGTTGCATAAGTTATCGCCCTAACGAATGTGAATTTTTTACTTGACAAGATTTCGAAGATGTGCTATATTTACAATAGAGAAAAATATGGAAGAAGTAAAAATTAAAAGAAAGGAGGCGAAGAAGAAATGTTTAAAATCACAAAGAAAGATTTAGAAGAAGAGATAAAGAGAGTCAATGAGCTTCTTGAAAAAAAGAACTTAATCATGACATCAACTTCTGGATATAATTACAGAACGCTTGAGCTTTCAACCAAGGATGGACGTTACCTGGGCGTGATGATGAACCGTCTTACAGAAAAAGACGCTTACTATACGCTGGTTACTATTCGCCATGTCTTGTACGAAATAGAAGCTCAAGAAATTGAGAATCCAACCTTTGCTGTCTGAATCCCAATGTCCCTCTGAAGTGAGTGCCATCATCCTGAAGTGAATGCCATCATTCATTGAGTAAGTGATGATATTCTTCCCTTTACAAATTCTTAATTGCTAACTATTGTTAAACTATTCGTTATTAAAATCATCATCAATCAAATCAATGACCCCTACCCTCCCCCCTCCCTTTGAAAATTTAATTAAGCATCTCTTTCAAACTGCGACCCATTTTTTA